CCTTACTTTTTTAGGGCTGGTTGATCTGGTTGCAGGAGCAACAACATTTGAAGGTTTGCGTTGGGCGGGTTTCTCCGGTTCCAACGAATTATCCCCAAAGTTCTCAGGGAATCGTTTTTGCATCGTTTCATCTATACGACGGTAGTAATCGTCAGAAGTAGGATCAATCCCGCTCCTAACTAATTGTTCATGTACGCCTAAAGCTAGACTTGTCATTTGTTCGTCTTTACCGAACCAATCATTTTCAGCCTGCCACGCAGTTGCCCTTGTATCGGGTGCCGGCGCTGCTGCTTGAGGTCGTAACGCTTCTAAGTTTCTTTGTACACTATTTTGTGCTTCTTGTCCAGAAAATTCATACTGGGGCCTCATATTTTTAGCGGAAGATAATTTATATTGAGCATCATTCATTTTGGTCTGAGCTTCAATAATCTTATTAGTATCGCCAGAATCATAAGCCTCACGATAATCTCGCTGCGCTACTGCTAAATCAGACTCAAATTTACTTTGCAAAGCAGTTATATATTCCTGTTCTCCAGAACTTAAAGTAGTTTTAAGCTGTTGGTTTTGTTGTATATACTGTTCTGCTAATCGCACAGCCTCTGCTCTTTCTCGATCTGCTTTTTCTTTTTCACGACGTTCATCATGGTGCATTTTTTTAAGCTGCGCCATTCTTTGCTTAACACGTTCAGAATAATCTTCTAGAGTATCTTTTTCTACCTCTTCCACAATTTCTTTTGGTAAAGGTTCTTTACCTTGATCTTCAGGAGGGGTGTCATCTTCTATTTCTAACTCTAGCTCATCTTGAGAAGGTTCTGCAGGTTGCACTCGCTCAATATCAGCGGTAGACTTTTGACCGTCACTTTCTTTTTTGCTGGCCTCTAAATCTACTTCAAGTTCCTCACCTTCCATTTCCAACTCAGTAGGTATTTCATTTATTATTTCTGCCATGCTAATCTCCTATGCGCGTTCGTAGCCGCGTGGGTCATCGACCACTGCTTCTACGGTATCGTCGTTAATAATGCGGAATTCTTTTCCGTGAATTTTAATTCTAGTTCCTGAGTAGGCACGAGTTATAACGAAGTCTCCTTCTTTACACCAAGCACCTGACGGAAACCTAGCTTTATCTTTATAAGCTAAATCCCCTAATTGCATAACAAACAAAACAACAGTTGAGTGTTCTTGTATTTGTTTTACAGCGTCTGATTTTATAATGCCACTTTCATAGGCTTCATCTGCTTCAGGTACCATGCATAAAATACGATAGCCTTTGACGTCAGGGAGTTGAGCCGCTAATTTTTCTTTAGCTTCTTGTTCGCTAACTTCTTTACCTTCAGTGGTTTTAGTGTTTTTGGGTTTTTTAATTGGCTTGCCACCAGCGTTTACTATAGTCTTGTCCGGTGTAGCATAAATAAAAGGCGTCTTAATACTAGGATCTACACTCATTATTTATCCCCCTTTTTATTGATACTAATTACGGTATCTGTGGGGCTGCTATCAAAATCTTCTTCTTCTTTTTCATGGACTGATATCAAATCAGAAATCATTACTTGGACCGTATCATAACCTCTAACTTGTCCGCAAGCATGTTGATAAGCTTCAAATTTATCAGTTCCTCTAGCCATACCTTCTACTACTTCGTTGCGTCTTTCTTTTATCTGGCTGGATAAAAGCATAAGCGTTTCTTTCTCTATCATGTTATTCCCTTTCGTTTAGTTTAGTTTCATCCTCAAGTTTAGTTTCTTCTATCTGAGCTCTATCTTTTAACTTCTGCTCATGAGCAGCCGTTTCGTTTTTAAGCTGAGATTCTTGTTGTCGAAGCGCTATATCAGCGTTGGCTTTTACTACCTCAACACCCATTTTAGCCCCTTCGAGTAATTCTTTTGCTTTAACATCTCTATCATCAGTTACAGCTTTAGCGCCAAGCTCCGCACCTTTTATAGTTTCATTAGAAGTAATTCTAGCTTGCTCTAACATGACATCGCGCTGCGTATTCACTTCTAGTTTCTGTTTTTCTAACTCAAGTTTAGCTACATCCAACTGAGTATCTGCTTGCATTTTTTGTGTTTTAGCTTGTGTTTCCATTTGTTTAATTTGAAGCTCTTGTTTCTGCATTTGAATTAATGGATCTTCAGCTTGCTGCTGTGCTTGTTTTTGTGCTGCTTCTGCTTGATGAAGTTGTAAAAGTTTTGTGCCTGCTTCTGCAGAAAGTCGCGCAACTTGGTTCTCAATATCCTCTGGTAATGTTTCACCCTCTTTCGGAAGTGGTACGCCTAATTGCTGTTCAATCTGTCTTCTATATTCAAAGGCAATGTGCTCAGCTAAATGAGCTTCCATAGCCGCCTGTAGTTGAGGGGCTTTTGGATTTTGTCCAACCATTTGCCGTACTAATGGGTCATCGCGAAACGTTGTATGGACTTGAATATGTGCTTTATGATCTTGCGGTAGAAACGCTTTAACCGGCGTTCCGTTTAACATGTTCATATTTTCTGATACAGGATCTAGCGGTTTAGCGTCGTCATCAGTGGGGATAAGTTTCCCAATATTTTTAACACCTAATACCTCAAGCATCTGTTTATTAAGTTCTTTTAAATCATATATGTCAGGATTCTGCTGTGCCATTTGCATAACCGCTTGATACTGTACAACTTTTTGTGCCATCGTTGCAGCATTCGGGTCAGCTACAGGAATAAGATTTACCTTATCGTAGTCTTCTTGTTTAGCTCCAGGTGTTCCTGTGGAAGGGTCGTATTTGTATTTAGGGTCTGTGTAGTCTCTTATAATAACTTTAAGTAATCCAAACTCTTTTTTCATTGCATAGTAAATACGAGCATTAACTGCTGACATTACTTTGAGAGTTCGCTCTAATATTGCAAGCGTAGAACCTACTGGAGAGTTTGACGACATATCAGATACTTTCATATCTGCAGCAGAAGCAAAGCGTCTACCTTCATCGACTATTTTGTCCATCAAACCTGCTAATACTTGACTCGGTTCTTTATAAGGTAACATCATTATGTTATCTCTAAGAGTACCTGAAGCAGCATCTACATCACGGAACTCACCAGGAGCAATAGGAGTGTCATCTCCTTTTATGCGTAGGCCTCTAGTTTTAAATCCACCGGGTAAGTTTGATAGCGTACCTGCATCAACTAACTGACGGAGTAACATAGTTCCTGATTTTGAAAATGCGCCGATAAGGTGAATCAATCCGAAACAATAAAACCCGAAGCCCGGAATGTAACCATAGTGAACAAAATGTTCACGGCGTTTTTTAAGTTTGTCGTCTTGATTATAGTTACGTCGAACAGCTAATATTTCTGAAGTGCCTTTATCAATAGTTACTACGTAAGGAAGCGCTATACCTGTTTTCCTGTTTCCATCTTTATCTTCATAACCTTCTAGATCAAGGTTAACGTTCATTTCTAGTATTTTATATCTATCATCATTAGTGGCATCAAAGCCCATTTGTTCAGCTATTTTTTTCTCTACTGCATCTAAATCATAAGTAGCTTCGCCAAGCTCTACATCACGGTAAAAACCCATTTCCTGCAAATTATGCACTTCTTGTTTAGTCTTACGCATAACGTGTGTTATACGTTCAGCTGTTTCTAAGTTTGATGCACCGTAAGGTACCACCATATCTTCGGCGGGTACAAACAGCGATACTTGTCGTTCGAGTGCTGGATCATAATAAACTTTCTTAAACGCATTACCTGCTAAACCTAGTCCCCATAACATTCTTTCATGTTCAGGTCTGTACTCAGGCATCATATCCATGAGCTGGTAGTTCATATTCTCTTGTACGCGTTGAGAAGCCTCTAAACACTCAGGAGTTTCTTTACCGATGATAGAAGTTTTTACTGGGCCTGCAGCAGGGAACGTCTCCATCATAGTTTCAGCTTGGAATTTAACTAATGCTTCAGATAGAAGCGGGTGATACACAGCACATGCGCCTTCCCATGGTTCGCTGCGTTGTTCTATTTTTAAACCTAATAATTCTAGTCCATCAACGTAAGTTTCTAGCCAATCTTTTCTTGAGTTTAAATCGTTGGTAAAATCTTCGAGTAAATCTGAAGCTAACTGGCCCATATACTGCTCATCTAATTCTTCAGCTAGGTTATCTCCAAAAGAATCGTCCATTGCGTCAGGATCAATGGTTAACTCCATATCGTTAGTTCTAATAGTTACCTCTTCTGGGTCAACTATTTCAATTTCAATAGCTTCTTCACTCTCGGCCATTTCTGCAACGCCGACTGGAGCTGCATATAATCCTTTATCTATATCTGCCATGGTTTTTCCTCAAATTACACCGCGTAATATTTTTTAGTATTTCGACTTTTAAACATCTGTATATCATCTTCTTCATCACTTGGCAAGCGAATAAATCCACCCTGCCTGAACCGTGCTAGTGCTAATGTGGTGGCATCTACCAAGTCATCGTTGGCACCGGACGGGAAATCGTTGCATTCTTCAATAACCGCATGCGCCCAACGTCTATCAGGAGCCCAAACCACGCCCCCATTAAACAAATCAGACACAGCATTAACACGACTGATCTTATCTTGCCCTTTTCCAGGTGTAAACTCCCCAACTGGAATACCCATTCTTCTAAATTCTTGATAAAGCGCGGCGCCATTAGACTTTTTCTCCACAATAAAAGCATCCGGTTCCCAATCTCTGTATTCTTCAATACAAAGCTGTTTTAATTCTGGAAATTCTAGCCGTTCTTTTACCGCATTTAGCAGTATTATATTATAATTATTGACTTCTTCGTTAAAAAATACGCCCCATGTAGTCAATGCGTTGTAATCGGCTCTATTATTAGCCTCTTGTGCGGCATCTAGGGTCATTATTATAAATTCACACGCTGGAGGGTCTTCTTCCTCCCATATATTCCACCATTCGCGCTTTATTAACGCACCTTCTTCTGATGTGGGGTTCTGTAAGTACTGAGCGTTCCAATACCGTATATCTAATACACTGCGTTTCTGTTGTAATTCTTCTAAAGGCCAAAACTCCGGCCATAACGGCACTTCTTGCCCCTGTTTATCTTCTAAAATAGCTGGAAATTCTACTATTTCCCAAGGATCTGCCTCATCATTTTTAGTTACCTGGTTCAATATCTGCCCTGTTAGGTCCAATTTAGACCATCTGGTCATAACCACAATGATAGCGCCGCCAGGCATAAGACGCTGAATAGGACCTGATTGAAACCACTCCCACGCAGGGAGAAATACGTCTGCACGATTCTGTTTAGCATCCTGCTCTGAGTGAGGATCATCAATTATAAAAAGATCTGCACCCCTACCAGCAAGAGCACCGCCGACACCAATAGCAAAATACTCCCCATTATAATTAGTGCCCCAACGAGAAGCCGATTTACTGTCCGCTTGTAATTCCACATCAGGGAATATGTCCTTATAAAGTTGTGATCCTACTAAGTTTCTTACCCGTCTACCAAAGTTAACTGCGAGATCTGCAGTATGCGATGACATGATAATCTTCTTAGCCGGGTATTTACCTAAAAACCATGCCGGTGCAAGGTACGATATAAGTTCTGATTTACCGTGCCTAGGTGCAATGTTTACTACTACTCGTTTCTTTTTACCATTCGCTATATCTTGAAAGATTTCTGCTAGGTGCCGATGATGCGCTCCTATAATATAGCCGGGATAAACATGTTTTATAAAATCAAGGAACGACTCTACTCCTACTTCTTTAGTCATTTCTTTTTTATAGTTCTGCAGCAGCGCTAAACTCTTGCGTTTCTCTTTTTCTGACATCCCAGGCAACGCATTTTTTAAAAGCTCTAGGTCCTCGTTACTAATCATTAGTTTTAGACTCTATGATTTCACCCTCAATTATCGTGCCTTTTAACTGTTCTATAGTTTCTAATAGTTCTTTTTCTAGCTCATCCCCAGATTTAGTAATGTGTGTAATCTCTGTTTTCTTTTTAAACGCATCTACTCCGTCCACCTCTCCTAAACTACGCAAAGCTTTTATTCTATCGGCATCTTTTTCTGCCATAGCTGATAGTTCTACAAACTTGTTTACTGTGTAAAGCTTGAGATCGGATAGCTCTTCCACAATCATGCAATTAGTTTGTGCTACTAATCCGGCTAGGAACGCCATAGTTTCATTTGGGTAATTAGCAAATTCAGGTTTTAGTTTTTTATTGGTCATCATATCGCGAGCTAGTTCTTCCGCTTGTTTCTGATGTTCTTTGGATGGCTCTATGTTTTCACCTGCAAGGTCAGAAACAGTCTTGATCGTATTAGCACGTATAGCTACTTCTCGTTCCGACGACATCTCAGGTATAGCTTTTTTTCTAGTTTCAGGGATAGGAATGTTGGCTTCTATTTCCGGGACGACCATGATGTCTTCCATCAGCTCTTCTTCCGAAGCAGGAGAAAGTATTGGAGGTTTATGTTTACTCATGTGTTCGCCGTTACACCTTAATTATTTGCAGCCATTAGCCGCAGTATAACTAATAAACTAATGCAAGGCAACCAGCAAAGGCTAACAAAAATATTCCTGTATATATAGATATGTTTTCCATACTCGTATTCTAACAAGACTTCTTTGTTCATGTGGTAATAAGAATCATTCGTGTTTTCCTATCACTGGACCAGTGCTATGAATTTTTTCATAATTTTTGCGAAATATTTTTTTGATTGGCCATTTGTAAAGTAAGGGGGGCCTATCTGGTGATGTTCGGAAAACATTGGGTCATTTGAGAATATTAGTATGTATATATATGTGACATATGCATTTACAAAATAGGTGCATAGGGGT